AAATGTTATGTGTTTAAATATGCCTTCATTGCATGCAACGTGTGTACCATCGCCCTGCGATATCTTTGCCGCAAATCAAGCCACTTTGATTGCTCGGCAGATGTAAACTCGCATAGTTTTTTTATTTTGTTTGTTTTACCCGTTTTCCTAGTACCTAATTGCTGAATTGCATAATTACGAAAACCATGGTGCATTAAATTACTACGTGCAACACCACCACGGAAATGGTTCGGTTTCATTCTTAATAATTCATTCATAATAAATTTAACGCCAGGTTGCTGGCCGTTATATTCACGCGGCAATCCATCCCAATTAACAAGTGCCGCCCATAAGCTTATGCCTGATCTGTTTTCAAATCCATAAAACCAAGTATTTATATCGGTAGCGATTGCTGAATGAGGCCCATACATATTCCACGCTTTGAATTGTGTTTGTTTATTTGCAGTAGCAAAAAAGTATTTTACCGCTGGGCATATTGCTGCTTTATAATCAATACGCGCAGCATTTAAAATAGTATTCATATCATCCAATTGCTCATGCGCCCATCGGATGCGTGGAGGGTAGCAAACCCTAGGATTAAAATATTGCAAATCTATAATGCCTCTTTTCTCAATAATGCGGGCGATAGTTTCTGCATCAATTTCATCGGTCTTATCGCCCATGCCTAAAATATTACGCCATTTTGGAGTTTGGCTATGAAACCATAGCCTTATATCAATATTTTTTGCTGTTGCTGTATTCTTGATTCCAAGCAATTGTTCGATTGTAAATACTTGCGCTAAGCTTTTTATTGTTTGCGGTTGCATGTGTGCATTTTCTATAACAATTACATCACCAGGTGCTGCAAAATCTAACAATGCAAAAACTTCAGGTTTTAATCGTTTATATATCCCGTTACGCCATACATGGAAATATCCTGACCCCCAGTCACAACCCCAGACTGAATCACCTTCATAAGCGGGTTGCTCCTTAAATCCATCAATCTCATCAAGAAAAAGCGCGGTTTGTGTCATGGTTTGTTTTGTGGTGGCGAGATGACTACATAAACAGCACCGAAGCGCTATGAAGCGGTAAACCCCGCCGGGCTTGCGTATCGTAGCAGTTGCTGCTACAGTTGGCAAGCCACTGAGCTCCTATGGATTATCAGCAATTTTTAGATCAAAAAACCCAGGAAGGCGCCGCGCATGGATTTGAGCCAATATGGATGCCCACTCAATTGTTTGATTTTCAGCAATCGCTAGTGTCATGGGCGATACAAAAAGGTCGCGCCGCTATCTTTGCGGACTGCGGCCTGGGAAAGACTGCCATGCAGCTCACATGGGCTGAAAACGTGGCGCGTCATACCGGTAAGCCGGTGTTGATACTTACGCCATTGGCAGTTGCTGCGCAAACCATCCGAGAGGGCGAAAAGTTTGGCATCGAATGCCAACGCAGTAGTGATGGCGCCGTGGCCGGTCGCATTGCAATCACCAATTATGAACGGCTTGGGCATTTCAAACCGGCTGACTTTGCTGGTGTGGTTTGCGATGAATCAAGCATCCTGAAATCATTTGATGGCGCACGTCGCAATGAGATTACCGATTTTATGCGAAAGGTGCCTTACCGGCTATTAGCTACCGCCACCGCCGCGCCAAATGATTTTATTGAGCTCGGCACCAGTAGCGAAGCGTTGGGCTACATGGGACACATGGACATGCTGTCTCGGTTTTTTAAAAACGATCAAAACAATTTAACTAGCCGGCGAATGTATGGAGAAGCGCCTAAATGGCGTTTTAAAGGTCATGCTGAGCAACCGTTTTGGCGTTGGGTTACTAGCTGGGCTAGGGCGTGCCGTCAGCCGTCAGATCTTGGCTTTGATGATGGCCGGTTTGTGTTGCCGGTGTTAAGCGAGGTTGACCATTTAATTAAGACAAACACAGTTCCAGAGGGTATGTTATTTGCCATACCAGCAACAGATCTGCGTGAGCAACGCGCTGAAAAGAAACGCACCGTAAAGGAGCGTTGCGAGCAAGTAGCCAGCATGGTTGCCGATACTGGCCAGCCAGCGCTGGTGTGGTGCCACCTAAACGAAGAGGGCGATTTGTTACAGCAGTTAATACCTGATGCCGTACAGGTATCTGGCAAGCATAAGGATGAGGCCAAGGAGCGCCGTTTGATTGATTTTGCGGAAGGTCGATCAAGGGTGCTAATTACTAAGCCAAAGATTGGCGCCTGGGGTTTAAACTTTCAAGTCTGCAATCACATTACTTATTTCCCTTCGCATAGCTTTGAGCAGTATTACCAGTCGGTTAGACGCTGCTGGCGATTTGGTCAAAAGCGACCTGTAACGGTTGACATTATTTTGACCGAAGGCGAACGCCGGATAATGCAAAATCTGCAACGCAAACGCGGGCAGGCTGAACAAATGTTTGGCAACCTTGTTGCTGAAATGAATTACTCGCTGGATATCCAGCGTAAAGAATACAACACCACTCCTATTGAGGTTCCATCATGGCTATGATCACTGACCGTTATGCAATTTACAACGGCGATTGCATTGAGGTAATGCAAAGCTTGCCATCGTCTTCTGTTCATTTTTCGATCTATTCGCCACCTTTTGCTGGGTTGTATGTGTACAGCTCAAATGAGCGCGATATTAGCAACTGCAAAGACTATGAACAGTTTATGAATCATTACGGATATGTAGTAAAAGATCTGCACCGCTTGACATTACCTGGCCGACTAACTGCTGTGCATTGCACGGATATATCAAGCGGCAACAGCGGTAAAGATTCATTAATTGATTTACCTGGCAAGATTATTGAGTTGCATCAACAGCATGGTTGGCATTTTGTAGCTCGCCATACGATATGGAAAGAACCTTTATGGGTGCGTAACCGTACAATGGTGAAGAGCTTGGCGCATAAAACAATTGTTGATGATGGTGCCTATGCCGGTGTTGCAAGCGCTGATTACTTGTTGATCTTTCGCCGTAGTGGTGAAAATACTATCCCAGTTGCGCATCCAATTGGTCTTGATCACTATGCAGGTGAATGCCCTATTCCGGCAGAGCTGCATAAGTACAAAGGGTGGAAAGGAAAGCAAACTGAAAACCGCTTTAGCCATTGGATTTGGCGCCGTTACGCCTCATCCATCTGGGATGATATCAGCATGGGTCGAGTGCTGCCGTTTCGTGATGGCAAAGACCCAGATGATGAGAAGCATGTGCATCCGCTGCAACTTGATGTAATAGATCGCGCTATATGCCTAAGGTCTAACCCTGGCGAAACTGTGCTGACCCCATTCATGGGCGTTGGCAGCGAGGTGTATGGTGCTGTTCAGCTTGGCCGCCGTGGTATCGGCATTGAATTAAAGGATTCGTATTACAAGCAAGCAATAAAAAACATGGAGATAGCAGTAGAAGACACTCGCACGCCAGACCAAACAGAACTTCTTGATATAGAAGGCATGGATTAATGAAACTTGCCCATCCAACCCATATACGCCTTACAGCGGAGCTATTGCGGCAGATAGACCAATGGCGTGGCAATCGTATGAGCCGTGCTACCGCCATCAGACTGCTGATTGAGCAGGCGTTGGCAACAACGAAATGAACTTATACGAAGAACTTGCGCGACTGCCCAGCAGTTGGGGTTTTGTTGCCGTTGATGGTAAAAAACGGCCATATCAAACAGCTTGGCAAGATAATCCGCTAACAAAAGAAGCGTTGGAGCCAGAGTTGCGCAGCGGCAATGCGCGTGCTATCGGTGTTTGTTGTGGCGTGCCATCTGGTGGGCTTTTATTTCTTGACCACGACGGCAAAAGCGCCAGCACCATCCTCCGCAATTGGGGTTGTCCCATGTCGCAGTTACCTAAATCATGGACAGTAACCTCAGGCCGCGACGGTAGGTTCCAAGTCATCTATCAGGTGCCCGAGCAATACTGGTCAGATATTGCAACACGTAAATACAAATCTGGTGTTACCGATAGTGAAGGCAAGCCAGAACAAATTGAACTTAGATGGACAGGTTGCCAATCTGTAGTAGCAGGTGCGCATCCATTAACTGCTGGTTATCGCTGGGTAAAAAACTACAGCCCAGATGATCTAGAAATTGCTATTGCTCCATTTGCATTAATCGAGCGGATGCTGAAGCCTGCGCCAATACCAGCCGCGGCCATAGTAATAGAACCGCGCAACAGTCTTGATGATGCTGCGCGCGCACGCTCCTACCTAGCTGCATTATCACCATCCCGCGCTGATGACTACGACATGTGGCTAGAGATAGGCATGTCGCTCCATAGCATTGGTGATGACAGCCTGCTAGATGATTGGCAGTCATGGTCGCAGCAATCAAGTAAATGCAAACCCGCCGATTGCGCAGGTAAATGGCGCAGCTTTAAAAAATCTGGTATCACCCTTGGCACGCTTGGTGATATGGCAAAAAAGGATGGTTGGCAATCATCCATACCAAAACCCAGGCGCATCCTGCCAGCATCAACCCAAACCGCTCCAATACTTACAAAACCTGAAAAGCTAGATGCTGCTGAATTATTAGCTTTCCTGCGTAGCGAAGGCGGCGATATACGTTTTAATACTTTTACACAGCAAATTGAAATAAGGCAAGCGCCTATTCAAGGTTTAGATCGTTTTTACCTTACGCTTGCTGAACGTGGCTACAAGGTATCAAAAGAGCTAGCAATTGATTGCCTGGTGCAAGTTGCTAACGAAAACTCATATGATCCCGTTTGCGAATATTTAAATGATGTAGCCGCAAGGAACAATCTAGGTTATATAGACCGCCTCGCTACTACCTATCTGCGTCCATCTGATGCTGATACAAAGGAGCCAACTATCTACGATGAGATGTTAAAACGTACCTTAATTGCAGCCGTAAGGCGTGCATTTGAACCTGGCGCCAAACATGACACCGCTTGCGTATTAATGGGCGATCAAGGCGCATACAAATCCAGCTTTTGGGGTTGTCTTGGTGGGCCATTCTTTAGCGATGCTCTTGGTGATATATCAACAAAAGATGACCTCATGGTATTACATAGAAGCTGGATAATGGAATGGGCAGAATTAGACCACATAACAAATCGCAAGCACGCAGGTTTAGTTAAGTCGTTCCTATCCCAATCAATAGATATTATGCGTGTGCCATATGGTAAAGCTGTTGAAGCATTTCCAAGGCGTGGCATTATTGTTGGCAGTACAAATAAATCAACTGGTTTCTTAGTTGATGAGACCGGCAATCGCCGCTTCTGGGTAATACCTACAACCAAGACCCAGCAGGATCAAATTGATACGGCTGCACTATTGCTTGAACGTGATGAGATTTGGTCTGCTGCTGTTCATGCCTATCGCAATAAAGAATCAAGCCATCTGCCGCGTGCAATGGAGCATCAACTAACAGAAGAAAACGAAACTTACCTAGTCAGCAGCCCATGGGAATCAGTGATCCGCGAATGGCTTGCTAAGGAAGGTTTGATTGAGGTGACAACCGAGCGCGTATTACGTGACGCCATCCAAAAACCAACCGAGCGCCAGACACGTATTGATCAAATGCAGGTAGGTGACGTGCTCCGCACGTTTGGATTCGTTCGAGTTAGGTCCATGGTTAATGGCCGAAGGCAATGGATTTATCGCCACCAGGATTGCCCTACCTGATATTGCTGCCCTACTGGTAGGACAGGCTGAAACCGGTTGCGCTGGTACAGGTTTGGGCTCATTGCCCCACCTGCCCTACTGCCCTACCTATGGCGCAAACTCTCTCCAGGTATATGTCCTATCTACCTATCTATCTATATCTATCTATATAGGTAGGGTAGGTAGGACAGGTAAGCCAACCGCTTGCGCTGGAACCAGTCTCAGCCTGCCCTACCTACCCTACCTGCTATATAGGTGGGGCAAACCACCAAATCAATGCTTAAAGAGATCAAAATCAGGATTGAAGAATCAGACCTTGCAAAATTGGACGCAGAGGCCATAAATGCTGGCACCAACCGCTCTGCATATATTCGCGAACGGTTGCTTGCGCGAATGACTACGGCGGACTACCATCGGATCGTTGCAGATGCGCGCCGCCGCTTACATGGCGATGCACCAGCAATAACCATCCAGTGCATTTGCGCATATGTCATCACTCAAGCAAAAGCCAGTAATTGAAAAGCTGAAGCTTCTGATGGAGGAGTCGATGGCGGTAGCTGCTGCTATCCGCGATAATGCGCAAGATGACGGCATCCCGCTTGATGCGCAGGATTTGCTGGATTTAATTTCTGATTATCAAACCGTTCTGGAACTTTTAGATGAAGCTTTTAACATCCCAAGCGGATCTGAGCAGCCTGTTGAAGGTGGTGGCGCGTGCAGTATCGGCTAAGCCCAGCCATCCGATCCTGGGCGGTGTATTGCTGACGGCTGCGGCTGGCACACTTACCGCTACCGGTTACGACCTGGAGCTAGGCATCACTAGCACCACCGAGGCATCGGTAGAGACGCCAGGCAGCACCGTAGTGCCATATCGCACGCTGCTGGAGCTCACAAGCCGCATGGAGGCCACAGAAGCCATCTCGCTGGCTATTGATGGCACACAGCTACGGCTCACGTCCACAAGCGGCGCCTACAGCCTTGCAGTGGAGGATGCAGCAGATTATCCCGAGTTGCCTGCTGTGGCCGTTAGCGATGATTACACCGACCTCACCGCAGCATTAGCAGCCGTATTACCTGCTGCATCTAGTGATGCTGCAAAGCAAGTTTTAACTGGTGTGCATATGCACGCCGCATTAGGTAATCTGCGCATTGCTGCAACTGATGGGCACCGCTTATCTATTGTTAACATTGAAAGCACTGCATTATTTTCTGCCATAATTCCAGCGCGTTGCCTTGCATTAATAAAGCAACCGGCAGCAATAGCATTTGACAATCAACATGTAAGCCTTACTTTTGTTGATGGCACTACTATCATCAGCCGTACACTTGCTGGCACATATCCTAATGTGCAGCAGTTAATACCTGAAACATTTGATTACAGCATCACCATTAATCGCGTGCAATTACTAAACGCATTGCAACGTGTTGCAGTAATCGGAACCAGTGCAATCAAACTTGATGCGCAATCAAAAACACTCACCCTATCGGCTGAACTTGATGCAAATTCCGGCATTGAATCGATAGCAATAACCGGTAGCTTGCCATTGCTTGCATTTAACCCAATCTACCTAATCGATGGGCTACGGTCATTCCATTCAGATACGGTTACAATAAATGCAAATAGCTCGGTGGCTCCTGTGATATTGACAAATGCTGCCGATACCAGCCAGACTTATCTCATCATGCCAGTGCAAGTTAGGAACTAATGCCAGCAATTATTCGCCAGCACTATAAGTTGAATTGGGAACTAATAAAAAAAGTTCGTATTTTAGCTGAATTTGGCGGGCCGTTAGAGCACATTGCAGCCGCTGTTGGTGTTTCTTATCCTGCGATTAAGGCGTGGATAAGCAATGCAAGGAAAGGGCAAGGCACCGAATTGGAAACAGCTCTTCTAGCTGCAATAAACGAAGGGCAGGCAAAAGGTGGCATGAGGTTAACGAATATTATTGCAAAAGCAGCCGATCAAGGCAATACCAAGGATGCGCAAT